AATCATATAAGGGGGGTATCTCTACCTCCCTTTTTTTTATTTACAAATATTTATACCTATGACTACCACAACCGTTGATATCGATACCGAACTATCCGCAGTCAATGCGATCCTTGGTAGCATCGGTCAAGCTCCAGTATCAGGGCTGGACTTTCAAAACCCTGAGATCTCATTTATATATAATATATTAAAAGAAGTAAACCAAGATGTTCAAAGTGAAGGTTGGACGTTTAATATAGAATATCATATAAAAGAGAACGTTAGTACTACTGATAATAAAATCATAATTGGATCTGATGTTATTCGTATAGACAACACAGATGAGTGGGATCGTACACGTGACTTTGTACGTCGTAAAGATTCCGATGGTCTTTGGAAACTATATGATAGAGTAAACCATACATTTGAATATCCAGATGATGATTACTTCTATGTAAATAAAGTAAGACTACTTAACTTTGAAGATATACCTACAGTATATCAAAGGTATATAGTATACAAAGCATCAGGTAGAGCAGCGGTACAGTTAGTATCAAATGCTAATCTACAAAAAATGTTAGCAACGTATGAAGCACAAGCAAGAGCAGCTTGTATGGAATATGAATGTAATCAAGGTGACCATAACTTTATGGGATGGCCTGATGAATCTGCTTACCAATCCTACAAACCTTATAATGCACTGAGGCGCTAATGGCAAGTGTTACCCAAAAGATCCCTAACTATGTTATGGGTATATCTACTCAACCAGATGAACAAAAGCTTCCTGGTCAGGTAGTAGATTTAGTTAATGGTGTACCAGACGTTGTGAGGCAGTTAATCAAACGTCCTGGTAGTCACCTTATAAACACCCTATCACCATCTACAGCTGCTAATTCAAAATGGTTCCAAATTTATACTGATCAAGATGAACAATATATTGGCCAATGTGCAGCTAATGGAGGTATTAAAATATGGAGATGTAGTGATGGTGTTGAGATACCCGTCGATTATGCTCTTGTTCCTGGATCGAATGTCGCAACTTACTTAGATAATACTGCTCTATCAGATGAGAAGTCTTCTGATATCCAGGTCAATACTATTAACGAAACAACCTTCTTTGTCAATAGACGTAAGAATGTTGCAATGAAATCAGGTGCAGCAGATAAGTCACCATCACAAGTTAATGAAGCATTTATAGAGTTAGATACTATATCTTATGGTAAACAATATGCTTTAGATATATATGACCCTAAAGATAACTCAACAGTTGCATATCCTAGAGCTACTTCAATTGTAGTAGGACAGATAAATTCTAGCAGCAATACCAATAATGGTGATTGTTTAGGTATGGGTAGAGAATATGTAACTGCTAATACAGGTACAGCTATAGGTTCTACCTCACCTCCTAATGCATCATCAGGTGGTAAGACAAACCTAAGGTATGAAATGGACACACGTTGTACACCTCAACCTGATGATGACTCAGACCCTGATAACTATCATGATTCTTATCAATCATTTGCTAAGTTACAGTTTGGTGGAGAAGGTTGGACAACAAATGATACACATACTTATGGATCTGCAAAAGGTATAAGCACTACTGTTACTATTAAAAACCATGTAACTGTTACATCTAGAGCAAACATAGCTTTAGTACGACCTGATCCTACATCCTCTAATGCTGAGGAGCATGTATCAGCAGCTGGTATATTAGGTGATATTAAGTCTACACTAGACGCTATATCTGGTACTGGTATTACAGCCACGATTGTCGGAAATGGTATTCATTTATACAGAGCCACTCCATTTGGAGTTACATCTCCTGAAAGAAACTTATTGAATGTAGTTACTAGTGAAGCTAATAATATAGCTGATCTACCACGTACATGTCGTCATGGTTACACTGTTAGAATTGTTAACAGTGGTGAGGATATGGATGATTACTATCTTAAATTCCAAGCAGAAGGTATAGATGCTAGTATAGACCAGAGAGGTACTTATGCTAGGGCTGGTACTACAGTTACAGTAACTGCTACAGCCCATGGTTTAAGCGCAGGTGATGAAGTTATATGCGACTTCACTAGTGGAGCTGCTACTGATGGATTTTATGAAGTAGCCAGTGTGGCAGATGCAAATACATTTACTGTTACTGACGCAGCATCAGGTACTATCGCAGCAGGTGAGACTGTTACCTGGCAACCAGCATACTTCGGAGAAGGTGTATGGGAAGAGGTATGTCAGCCTGGTATAGATATTACTATTGATAAGGATACAATGCCTTTGAAGCTCGTTAGAGTACTTCCTGGTACTTATTCTATCAACGGTGGTGGGTCTACATCTTATGCCAATGGAGTCTTTAGATTCGATTATCCAGAATGGGGTGTACGTGATGTAGGAGACGATATAACTAATGCTCCTCCTTCTTTTATTGGATACCCTATTCAGAGGATAGTCTTCTTTAGAAATAGAATTGGATTACTTAGTGCAGAGAATGTTATTTTATCTAGAGTTAATGATTATTATAATTTCTGGGTTAAAACTGCTATGGCTATATCCAATGCAGATCCCATTGATTTACAGTCAAGCTCTACATACCCAACAAAACTATATGATGCTATTGAGTCTAATACAGGACTAGTTATCTTTAGTGCTAGTGAACAGTTTCTTTTAAGCTCAGGTGCTGAAGCTTTGTTAACACCAGAAACTGCTAAGATTAGTTATCTATCATCTTATTCGTTCAACTCTGATACTACCCCTGTATCATTAGGTACTACTATTGGTTTCCTGAACAGCACTGCTAAGAATGGTAGATTTTATGAAATGGCTAATGTTAGTAATAGACAACAGCCTGATTTAGTTGAACAAAGTAAAGTTATATCTAGATTATTTCCTCAAACTATTACACATATAGCAGAATCTAACGAAAATGATTTAATTACATTTGGAACTGATAGTACATTACACACTGCTACAAATGAAATATGGGGATATAAGTATTTTGAGCAGGGAGACAAACGTGCTCAGTCAGCTTGGTTTAGATGGACTATGCCTAATAATGTTATCTTCCATACAATTATGGATGATACATTCTATGCTGTATTGAATACATCTAGTACATATACCTTTGAAAGATTTGACATAAAATTATCTGACGATACCTTAATGATAGGCGATGCACCAGATGACAATAGGGTACATTTAGATACCAAGAAAACTATCGCGACTGGAGATTTAACTCATAATACAGCTACCGATGTAACTACGTTTACTTTAGGTGCTGGATATTATAGCTCTAGAACTCTTACAGCGTATTGTATAACAGACAGTGATGCTAGAGGCAAGAGTTATGACATACCAGGTTCGGCTATTACTGGGTCTGCTCCTAATCAAGTTGTTACTCTTCCTGGTAATTGGAAGACCTCTACTAAGGATGGTAGTTCAGTAAATACAGATGTGGTCATTGGTTATGAGTATGAATTTGAAGTAGAATTACCTAAGTTATATTTAACTAGAGCTGAGGGTGATAAGCATAGAGCTGAGACTCGTGGTTCCTTAGTTATTCATAGGATGAATTTTGACTTTGGAGATGTAGGTGTTATTGACGTTACCCTTAAACGTAAGGGTAGGAGTGATTATACCTATACAGTTGAATCCTTAGAATGGGATAATATTCAAGCCAGTAAGCCAGCAATTGCAGATGGATATGTACATACTATACCTGCGTATGAAAGAAATACAAACTTAAACGTACTGTTAAAATCTAATCACCCATCTCCTGCAACCATTCATTCTATGAATTGGGAGGGAGATTACTCACCAAGATACTATCAACGTGTCTAAATATATTCACCCAATTACAATGGAAGCTGCAGTTGATGTAGCTTCTAATCTTCGAGAAGATGATTATAGAGAAGTGTATGAAGGCCACGGTCATTACCCACTTCTCTATCTTCCTCTTGCTGCTTTCAATGGAGACACAGTTTGGTTTGAAGTGCCTAACGGCAAGACTGCCGGTATGGCGGGAGTGCAAGAAGGTGGAAAAGTCTGGATGTTATGTACACCAGCTATCCATGAGTACCCTCTTACCTTTGCACGTGAAGCTAAACGATTTATAGAAAGCAGAACAGAAGAACTCCTTTGGAACATTGTAGATAAACGGAATACCGCTCATCTAAAACTTCTAAAGTTTCTGGGATTTAAGTTCTTACGG